TTGGTTCTTGACCACAGACGTGCCTAACGGCATGAAGCACTTTGTCCGTACTCCGCTGGCTAACAGCATGGACGGCGACTTCGATACAGGTAACGTCCGTTACAAGTCTCGTGAGCGTTACAGCTTCGGCTGGTCTGACCCATTGGGCATGTACGGCTCTGCCGGTGCTTAATTGATCGGGGGGCCTTGTGCCCCCCTTTCTTTTGTTGTATATTGCTTTCAATCCGGGCTTTCCGGTGCATTAGACAGTCCCCGGCTGACGACATACAGACTGATGCACTTAACTTGTATGTAAGGACATATCATGGCTAATACCACGTTCAATGGCCCAGTTCGCTCGCAGAACGGCTTCCAAACCGTCTCCGTCAACGCGGCTACTGGCGCAGTAACCGTTACTTCTACTCTTGGTACCGCTACTAGCGTGACCGATCTGACCACAACAAATCTGGTCTTCACAGAGCAAAATCACCCCACAACCGCTGCTATTGCTGCAACGGCTACAGCCACCGCAGCACAAGTTGCTACAGGCTACATCACATCCACTTCCGCCGCTGCAACCACCATCACTTTGCCTACAGGTACTTTGTTGGGCGCGGCCTTGGGCGCTACTGCTGGCACTACGCTGGACTTGTTTGTTGACAACACTGCTGGCGCAAACACAGTGACTGTTGCCGTGGCAGTTAATGGCATCTTGTCTGCCGCAGCGGCTGCTGGCTCTGGCGCTGGTGCTGGTCTGTTAACCGTGCCCTCTGGCGTGACCGGCATTGGCTGCTTCCGCATCATGTTCTCTAGCGCCACTGCATACGTGTTCTCTCGTATCGCTTAATCAACCCAAGGGGCTTTGGCCCCTTTTTTAAAGGAGATTGATTATGGCTAATCTTGGAATCTGGCGTTCTATAACCCAAGTGGGTACGTATGAGCCGTTTGGCTTGCAGGTATCTCGCGGTCAAATTCAAGGCCACAGCACGGTTATCGTGTTTGGCTACAACCCAGATGTAGACACATCTGAAGAGACCGTGTGGCCCGATGGCGGTCTTATTCCGCACCCAACCGTTGCATCCGTTTTGAAAATCAGTTCATCTAGCACCGACGATGCCTCTGCTGGCACTGGTGCGCGAACCGTCTTTATTGAAGGCGTTGACGGCAATTTTGCTGTGGTGAGCGAGACCGTAATATTGAACGGTCAAACAGCAGTCAACACAACAAACTCGTACCTGTATGTGAACAGTTTTTATGTCGCTACAGTTGGCTCTGGTGGTGCAAACGCAGGCAACATCAATGCTGGCACTGGCACGGTGACATCGGGCGTCCCAGCAGTTTTGTACGACATCATTGCAATCGGTTACAACCAGCGCACGACTGGTCATTACTGTGTTCCAGCAGGCTTCACAGGTTACATGACAACGGGTTCAATTTCTGCTGGTCAAGCTACCGGCTCGACTTCTGTCACTACCTTTTTAAAGCAACACGGCACAGACAACATCCTGCGTGTTGGTGCGGTTGCCGCAGTAAACAACAACGCCGCTGTGTTTGATTTTGAACAGCCTTATATGATTCCAGAAAAGAACTGTGTGGGCGCAAGCGCAATTGGAGCCGCCGCAAACAACGCAGTGAGTTCGTACTTCAACATCATCTTAATCCAGAACTACATGCAGGGTTCTTAAAATGGCAAAGTCACCAGCATGGCAACGCAAAGAGGGCAAATCCGAGAAGGGCGGTTTGAACGCCAAAGGACGCGCCTCTTACAACAAAGCGAACCCCGGCAAGCCGGGCCTCAAGGCTCCACAGCCCGAGGGCGGCAGCAGGCGCGACTCTTTTTGCGCCCGCATGAAGGGGATGAAATCGAAGCTGACAAGCGAGAAGACGGCCAAAGACCCGGATTCGCGGATCAACAAGAGCCTGCGGGCATGGAATTGCTGACATGGAAATGATGCTCTGGAATGCAGCCCTAAGTGCCATTGTGGCGATCATGGGCTTTTTGCTTAAAGGCAAGTTTGATGAGTTGGACCGGCTGAGTATTTTGCTCAACCGCACCCGCGAAGAAGTTGCTCGTGATCACATTACTCGCTCAGAGTTCCGTGCGGATATGCAGCAGCTGCTGGATCGTTTTGACAGGATTGAACGCAAGATTGATAATCTGAAAGTTCCAAATGCCAAGTACGAGTAAGAAACAACATAATTTAATGGCAGCGGTGGCTAACAACCCAGCGTTTGCTAAGAAAGCAGGCGTCCCACAATCCGTGGGCAAAGAGTTCTCAAACGCGGACAAGGGCCGCAAATTTTCAAAAGGCGGTGATACTATGGCTACTACAAAAATGGGCAAGCCCACAATGAAACCCGGCATGAGCACTGCCAAAGACGGCATGAAGAAGCCTACTCCTATGGCTGATACAGCTATGGGCATGAAAAAAGGTGGCATGCCTATGAAAATGAAAGATGGCAAAAAAGTGCCTATCTTCGCGGCTAAAGGTGGCGGCATCGAAGCCAAGGGTAAAACCAAAGGCAAAATGATCACTATGAAGAGTGGCGGCAAGACCTGCTAAGGAGTTCTTATGAACGACGAGATGAAAAAATCACGCGGCATCAAAGATGGCGTTTATACGGAAGACTCCGGCCTTCCTCCCCCGCAGGATATTGATGGTGGTTCGGCTCCTAAGCCAAAACCAAAGCCTAGCAAGCCAAAGGCGTTCGCCAAAGGCGGTTCTACTGGTTCAGCTTCTAAGCGCGCTGATGGTATCGCTACCAAAGGCAAAACTCGCGGCACTATTTGTTAAGGATTAAATCATGTTGGCATCCCGAGGTATGGGCGATATCCGCCCTTCCAAAATGCCCGGCGCTAAGAAAAAGGCGCGACGGGATGACACTGATTTCACCCAGTACAAAGAGGGTGGCAAGGTAAACGCGGCTGGCAACTACACCAAGCCCAGTCTGCGCAAGCGGATTGTGTCGCAGGTAAAAGCCGCAGCAACGCAGGGCACTGGCGCAGGGCAATGGAGCGCGAGAAAAGCGCAGCTTGTGGCCAAGAAGTACAAGGCTGCTGGCGGCGGGTATCGAGACTGAGATGAAAGCACCACAGAAATCCCTAAAGGATTGGGGCGACCAAAAATGGAGAACCAAAAGTGGAAAACCGTCTAGTAAAACAGGTGAGCGATACCTTCCAGAAGCTGCGATCAAAAGTCTCAGCCCGGCTGAGTATGCTGCTACAACTCGTGCAAAGCGTGCTGGCAAAAAAGCCGGGAAGCAATTCGTAGCCCAACCTAAAACGGTCGCAAAGAAAACAGCGGGATTTAGATAATGGCTTCCACTTCAGGACTCTCTACCTTTAACCTAGACTTCAACGATATTGTTGAGGAGGCGTATGAGCGGGCGGGTCTTGAGGTTCGTACTGGCTATGAGTTTCGTACCGCACGCCGCTCTTTCAACATGTTGACGATTGAATGGGCCAACCGTGGTATCAATTTATGGACTATTGAGCAAGGCCAATTCGTAATGAATACCGGGCAAGGCGTCTATGCTTTGCCTAGTACTACGATTGATTTGTTGGATCAGGTTATCCGCACGCAGGCGACCACGCCTAACCAGATTGACATCAACATCAGCCGCATATCTGAGTCCACGTACTCCACCCTGCCGAATAAGCTGTCTCAGGGTCGCCCCATTCAGATGTGGATCAACCGCCAATCAAACGAAAGCTATCTGTCCGACGCAACTGTGGCTACGGCAGTGCTATCAACAGATACAACCATCACTCTTAGTTCCACTACAACTCTGCCTGCTACAGGGTTTATCACGATTGGTTCAGAGACCATCTACTACGCAAACGTCAGCGGCAATCAGCTGCTCAACTGCTATCGTGGTCAGTACAACGGAGTCGCCAACACAACTGCTGCTAACCATGCAATAGGCGCGGCTGTAACGATCAATAATCTCACGTCTGTAAATGTGTGGCCGACCCCTAACGCCCCCGGCGATCAGTACGTGTTCGTATACTGGCGCATGCGCCGCATGCAAGATGCCGGCAACGGCGTTAACGTGCAGGATATCCCGTTCCGGCTGATCCCGTGCGTAGTGGCTGGTCTAGCGTATTATGTTGGCTCAAAACGTTCCGACGTGCCTATGGAGCGTATTGCGATGCTTAAAGCTGCGTACGAGGAACAGTGGACGTTAGCCTCACAAGAAGATCGTGAAAAGGCTCCTGCTCGTTTTGTCCCGCGACAGATGTTCTACAGGTGATGTATGTCCAGTAGATACGCCTCAGGTAAATATGCAATTGCCCAGTGTGACCGCTGTGATCAGCGGTACATGCTTAAAGACCTGAAGAAAGAGATCATTAAGACGCGCCTATTCAATTTGAAGGTGTGTCCAGAGTGCTGGGACCCGGATCAGCCGCAGTTGCAGTTGGGTATGTACCCAGTGGATGACCCACAGGCTGTACGAGAGCCGCGCCCTGATGTAAGCTATACGCAATCAGGAACTAGCGGGCTGCAAATTCTATTGACTAACAGCACCGCGCCAGATGGTTTTGGCTTTCCAAACCAAGGTAGTAGAGATATTCAGTGGGGGTGGAACCCGGTTGGCGGGGCACAAGGTTTTGATAGCGTACTAACACCAAACTACTTGTTGTTGGGCGTACAAATTGGTACAGTAACGATACAGATAGGAGCTTGATATGGACAAGAAAGATTTGGCGCAAGACAAGAAGACAGCGGCAGGCGCAGTGCATGCGCACGAGAGGGCTAAGCACAAAGGCCAGCCTATGACGAAATTGGCTAAGGGCGGTAAGACTAACTCTCAGATGAAAACTCTGGGTCGTGGCTTGGCCAAGGTTGCCAACCAGAAAAAGTCTTCGTTCACTTACAAAAAGGAGGCTTAATATGGCTACCTTCAGCAAAAAGATGATGGGTAAAGAAGTCGGCGCTGCCGAAGTCTATGCGCCACCGCATACCATGACTGCCGGAAAAGTTGAGCTTGGTAACGGCTACAGCGGCGCTAAACCTACCCGCGCGGATGATGTAAAGATGTCTGTCGGAAACATTAACCGTGATGGCTATAACCCCGACGTAAAAACAACTGGCATCAAAATTCGCGGTACTGGTTGCGCCACTAAAGGCGTGATGGCTCGGGGCCCAATGGCATGAATTACGCTGCTCTCAGCGACGCTATTCAAGCGTACACAGAAAATACGGACGCAACTTTTATTGCAGAGATACCTGTGTTCGTTCAACAGGCTGAGCAGCGTATAT